ACTCACGGAGACGGAGCAAAGCAAATAGACTTACCTTTACTAATGGCTAACGAAAGTAAAGATTGGAGCAATACAAAGCATAGATACATTTATACGCATCATGTACATCATAAAACAAGTAAGGACTTTATAGGTGTTACAGTTGAGAGCTTAAGAAGTCCTAGTGGTACTGATAGTTGGCATTCAAGAAATGGCTATACTGGAGTACCAAAAGCAGTAGAGGGTTTTCTACATTCAAAAGAAAACGGACAAGTCGCACGTTTAACACATATATTTTAAAAAAAAATGATAAAAAGTTTTTTTATTAGATTTTTATTTATTAGTTTTATAGCAATTTTTAGATTATTTAGTTTAGTTAGTTAGATTAAGGGAGTTTAATCGCTCCCTTTTTCAAAATAAAAAGATAGCAAGTGTTAGAGGAATTATGTAAACATGATGAGTTTTTTAGAAGTGTTGCTATTAACATAAGCAAAGACAAAGCACTAGCTGATGATTTAGTTCAAGAAATGTATTTATTAATACACGAATGTAATAATATTAAAAACCCTAAGTATTACGCAATACAAATAATAAAAAATCTATTCTTAAAAGAGTGTAAAAGAACTAAGGCTATATCAATAGAAGATATAAACCAAGATTTTAAAGACGATGTAGATTATTTTAGTCCAGATGATAGCGAACAAGAAATAATAGATAAGGCTAAAAGATTAAGTTATCCAAAAAAAGACTTGCTTATTGAAAGTTACGACAAAAGTTTGCGACAAATACAAAGCGAGTTTAAAATAGGTTACATGAGTACTAACAGAGAACTAAAAAAAGCTCGTAAGGAAATACTAGGAGAAGACTATAAAAAACTTTATAAAAATAAAAGACGTAAAAGACATGGTTAAAGATGAAAACTATTATAATTCTTTAGATAAGAGAAGTAAAGAATATAAGCAATGGAAACTATCAAAAGAAACGTTTACAGAAAGCTTAGGTTTAGGTGATGTAGTAGATAGTATCACAAATAAAACAGGAATTAAAAAGGTTGTAAAGGCTTTTAAAAAAGATTGTGGATGCAATGAACGTAAACAGAAATGGAACGAGATAAGCTTATTTAAAAAAGGTTTAAAGCCTAGATGTTTTACGGATGAAGAGAAAGAACAGTATAAGGAGTTTTTTAATACACGAACTTTAAAAATAAGTAATGAGCAAAGGATATTTATATCTAAATTATATGCTAGTGTATTTAACAGACCTTACTACGAGCCTTGCATAAATTGTAGTCCTAAGCCTTTAATTGCTATGATACAAAATTTAGATAAGGTTTATGAAAATATGTAATATAGAATGTGAATAACAATCAGAATAAACTGATTTTAACTAATTTTTGTATGGATGGAAGAAAGAATAATAAAGGAGTAAAAGGAAATAAAGGAGGAGGTAGAAAACCAAAAGCAGATGAGTTGCGTTTTATTGAAAAACTAGACAATATAATTGATAGCGATGAAGCAATAAAAAAACTAATGCAACTAATAAAAGATGATAATTTTCCTGCTTTAAAATTATATATCGAGTATCGTTTTGGAAAGCCAAAAGAAGTTGTAGAAAATATAAACCATAACTTTAATCAAGAATTAACAGACGAAGAAGCTAGACGAATTAAAGACATTTTAAATGAGAAATATTAATTGTTAAGCAATGAAGAGAAAGTATTAAAAGTAGCCTGTGAAGATAGTCTATTATTTTTTGCTAGATACATATACAAAGAAAACCATAATCGAAAGTTTATTTTATCAAAACATTTTGAAGAGATTGCAAAGTTTCTTGAGGATGTTTTTTTAGGTAAAATAAAAAGAGGTATTATAAATATGCCTCCAAGATATGGAAAGACAGAACTTGTTATTAAGATTTTTGTAAGTTGGTGTTTAGCAAAAGTAAATTATTCTAAATTTATACACTTATCTTATTCAGATGCTTTAGCCTTAGATAATTCAGCACAAACAAAAGAGTATATTCAAAGTGATGCGTTTCAGAAGTTATGGCAAATGGAACTAAAAAAAGACGCTCAATCCAAAAAGAAATGGTTTAACGAGTTTGGAGGTGGTATGTATGCTACTGCTAGTGGTGGTGCAATTACAGGTTTTGGTGCAGGTGTAGATAATACACATGATTTTAGTGGTGCAATACTTATAGATGACCCATTAAAGCCAGACGATGCTTTTAGTGAAATAGAAAGAAACAAAGTAAATAATAGATATAACAATACAATAAGGTCTAGAACTAACAAAGACGATACTCCTATTATAGTTATCATGCAAAGGCTACATGAAGACGATTTAAGTGGTTTCCTTTTAAATGGTGGTAGTGGTGAACACTGGGAACATTTATGTTTACCTGCTTTAAACGAATTTAACGAGCCTTTATATCCTCATAAACATACATTTGAGCAACTAGAAAGCATAAGACAAGCAGACCGATATACGTTTGCAGGACAATACCAACAAACACCTGCACCAGATGAGGGTGGAGAATGGAAAAAAGAATGGTTTGATATTATAGATAAGTCTGAAATACCTTTAAACTCTTTAAGGTGGGAGTTAATAATAGATGGAGCATATACTAAAAACACAGCAAACGACCCAACAGGCTATCAAATAGGTGCAAAATACAAAGACGATTATATTATACTTTCATCAGTAGATAGATATTTAGAGTTGCCAGAACTTTTAAAAGACATTCCTAATTATATTACTTCTATTGGAGTTAATATATCTTTAATACTAATAGAGCCTAAAGCAAGTGGTAAGTCTTTAAAACAAATGATAAGCAATAGTACTAGATTTCCTGTTGCAGAAATTAAAACAGATTTTGTAAATAGTTCTAAGATAGAAAACGTTAGAGCCTCTTCAAATTTTGTAGAGGGTGGTCGTGTTAAACTTGTTAAAGGTAGTTGGAATGATGCATTTTTAAATCAAGTTGGAACTTTTCCTAATGCTAAACATGATGAGCATATAGATTTAACTTGCTACGGAATAGAAAGACACTTAATAAATACTTTCGGAATAGATGTAAGATAGTAACAAAAAGACTTTTTTTTACTCTTAAATATATGGAAGTAATTATACCAGAAAATATATCAGATATAACTTTAGAGCAGTTTCAAAAGTTTACTATTTTAAACGATAGAGAAATTGAAGATGAACACGAATACAACAAGCGTGTGGTTTCTATATTTACAAACATTAAATACAACCAGTCAGACAGAATTTCTAAAAAAGATTTTGAAAGTATCATTTTAGATATACTAAACGCTTTAAATAAAGAAGTTAGTTTTAGTAATACTTTTAAAATTGGAGACGTAGAATATGGTTTTATTCCAAACTTTGATGATATAACAGCCAAAGAGTTTTTTGACTTGAATCTTTACAGGATTGACGATATTAAAAACTATCATAAGTTAATGGCTATTTTATACAGACCGATAACTAAAAAAGACGCTTTTAATAATTATAGTATTGAGCCATACAACGGAACAGACAAGCACAGCGATAAAATGAAATATGCGCCTATGAATATCGTTAATGGATGCCTTGTTTTTTTTTCGAGTTTAGCCAGCGAATTGTCAAATCATACCCTGAAATATACAGCAGTACAACAAGCGAGGGAACTAGCGCAAGCGACTACTTCGATAAGTGGAAGTGGTATGCAACTTTAAACGAGTTAGCACATGGCAATATATTAAATTTTGAAAAAATATTAAATTTAAACGTACACGAAATTCACACGTTTTTAGCGCATAAAATAGATAGGGCTAAATTAGAAGAGGAGTTAAGAAAACCAAATTTAACAAGATTATGAACCAATATTCTGAATTACTACAATACATTTATAACCTTGCTATCGCAGACCCTTTTATTAATACTGTTACGCAAGGAGATACAGATAAAATAGATTTAGACAAAGGCAATATATTTTCTTTGCTTCACATCGTTATAGATAGTGGTTCGTTTAGTAATGGCTCTACTGTTTTATTTAGTGTAAGTTTAGACTGTTTAGCCCTTAGAAATATAAATAAAGCAGAAGTTATAAGCGATAAGTTTTGGAAGCAAGATAATGAAGTAGATAACCACAACGAAACGTTAGCGAGTTTGAACAAATTGTGGACTATAATGTACAGAGACTTTGAAAGAAGAAACATAACAGCGAGCGAAAACCCAACACTAGAAAAAATATCTTTTGCAGGTAAAAATTTATACGATGGTTGGTCTTTGTCTTTTGAAGTAGAACTGCCAAACACAACGCTTAATCTATGCGAGTAAAAGACGTGTTAAATACGTTCGGTAAGCGTGTAATAAAACAAAGTAGAACAAATCTAACTAAGAAGAAAAAAAACGCTTCTAAGGGCTTATATAATAGTTTAAAGTATAACTTAAAAGTAAGTCAAAACAAATACGAATTGTATTTTGAAATGGAAGATTATGGTTCATTTATAGATAGAGGTGTTAAAGGTGTTGGAGGAACAAAAGCAAACGGAAAAAGGTGGCAAAAAAAGATTGTAACGAACAACGATTTTAAATATAAAAATAAAAAACCTCCTGCAAAAGCATTTGATAAGTGGATAGTAAGACGAGGTATTGCAAATAGAGACGCTGGAGGTCGTTTCACAAGTAGAAAAAGTACCTCGTTTGCTATCGCCAACAGTGTATATCATACAGGATTAGAAACGACTAACTTTTTTACTAAACCTTTAGAGAATGAATTTAATAAACTGCCAGACGATTTACTTAATGGAATGTTAGGCGAAATAGATATAATACTATGATAAAAATATTATCACCATACTACATAAATATACCTTATGAAAGCCCAGTAACAGGCTTAGTATGTTCAGAGTTTACTCTAAAACTATATGTATGGAATGGTCTTAAAACAGATATTCCAATAGATGCTAGTTATGAGATTACAAAGACAAATCCAGAGGGATTAACAACATCTACGCAAATAGATATATCAAATCTTATAAGCACTTTTTTAGAATTCGAGCCTAAAACAGTAACAGACAACGAAATAATTAACGGAGATAATCAAGTATGGTATAGTGTAAGCGTATTTTACACAACAGAAAACACTAGTGAACTTTTAACGCCACAACTTCAAGAAACTAAACTAGCTTTAAAGGGTTATAATTACGGAATGAGTGGAGAAAATGCAGAAACTCCAAGCGATAAAATACTAATGCAAGCGAGAGAGTTTAAAGTTGCTAGAGATAGCAAAGTAATAATACCTATTGAAATAGAAGAAAGTGTACCGCCTGTACCTAGCATAGTTATAGACGCAGTAATTATAGTAAATAACTTTGATTATCAGATATATTTTACAGCGATAGGCACGTATAGTCAATTCTTCGTATCAATAACAGCAGATGTCGGAGATACTACACCTCGTTTAGTTTACTTAAACGGAACAACAAGCCCACAAAATTTAGAGATAACAGAAATTAATGGTGTTACTGTAAAAATGTTTGGGTACGACACAGCTAGTGGAACTAACGTAACATCTAATACATTAAACGTAGCAACATGATAACTATTATATCTTATCCAAATAACACGATTAACGAGAGTATAGCAGTACCTACAAGTATTGATAGTGCTGAACTTGTAAAGTACATTACAGTTAACGTAGAAGACGCAATAAATGAGGACTTTATAGAGGTTACTTATAATAGCGAGACTATCACATTACTAATTACGGATGAGTGCAGATACACTACATACGATATTAATTTTGTGAATAAAGAGGGCGCACAGCAAGTCTTTACAATGTTTAAAAAGCGAACCGATAATATAAGTATCACAAACGAAAAATACGAGAGTTTCAGAGGGCAACCATTACAAGGTAATCACCAATTTATAACGTATAACACGCAAGCAAAAAAAGATTTTAAATTAAATAGTGGTTTTATTAGCGAAGACTTAAACGATACTATCACGCAAATAATGTTGAGCGATAGATTATGGATAAGAGAAAACGACATATTAACTCCGATTATTTTAAAAGGCAAAAGTTTAAGTTATAAAACTAGACAAAACGAAAGGCTAATTAATTACGAGTTAAGTTTTGAATACGCTTTTAATGAGGTTAATAATATATGATAACAGCGATATACATAAATAACGATAGACTAGACTTGTTTCAAGATGAAAGTATTACTGTACAATCCTCTATTATAGACAGTCAAGATATTACTAAAAACACAGGAGACTTTACAAGAGACTTTACTGTACCTGCAAATGATAATAATAACGAAATATTTAAACATTATTATAATGCGACTATTGACAATTCTTTCGATGCAAGAACAAAAGTAGACGGAAAAATAGAACTTTCTGGACTACCTTTTAAGCGTGGTAAGTTTCAATTAAGGAAAGTATTAGTAAGAAGCAATAAGCCTTATGCTTACTCAATTAGTTTTAGTGGTAACGCTCAAGATATAAAAACAAAAGTAGGCAATGATGAATTAACTGATTTAGATTTAACAGCGTTTGACCACGATTATAATAGTGCTAATGTAAAGTTAGGTTTAACAGATAGTTTGTTTAATGATGATATAGTTTATAATTTGTTAGCAAAGAAGCAACTGTACTATAATTCAGTTGCGTCAGACCAAACAAACACAAACACTTTAAGCAATATTGCATATAATAGTCCAAGCCAAACAAATGGTATTTTATGGAATGATTTAAGACCTGCCATAAAACTAAATAGAATACTTGATGCAATAGAGACAAAGTACGATATTAATTTTACAAATGATTTCTTTGGAAGACAAGAGTTTGATAAGTTGTATTTATGGCTTAACAAAGACAAAACCAATGATATAGGCGTCACAAGTCAAAGAGTAGATTTTAATGGTGGTGATAGTGATAATGTAGATTTTACAACAGACATTGGAACGTTTAGTACTTATAATCAAAGTTATTGGGTACTAAGGTTGTTAGTCACGCCTTTAGTTGGTTTTGAAGATATACCTTATAAAATAAAATGTTTTAGAAATAATGAATTATTAGGTGTTTTAGAACGCACAGGAACGGCAGTATACCAACAGGTTTTGATTAGTCAAAACTTTATAAACGAAGTATATTTTGAGATTGAAGTGTCCAATCCTTTTTCATACACAACAGAATTAAAACAAACTAAAAACTCTTTTGTGTTTGGAATACCAAATGAATATTATTATACAACGTCATCAGCAAACACAATTACATCAGAATTAAGTATAAAGAATAATTTACCTAAAATAAAGGTTATAGACTTCTTAAAAGGCTTATTTAAGATGTTTAAATTAGTAGTTAATACGAAAGGCTCAAATACTATTTATGTAAACGATTTAAACAGTTATTACGCACAAGGAAAGTTAGTAGATGTTACAAAATATGTAGATTTTGAGAGTGTAGATATTGAGCGTGGAAAAATATTAAAAGAAATAAATTTTAATTTTGAAGAGCCTAAAACTATTTTAGCAGAACAGTTTTTAGAGAATACAAATATTGCTTATGGTGATGAGGAGTTAAAGTTAGAAGATGCAAGTGGACAACCTTTAGAGGGCGAAACTTTAGAATATGAAGTACCTTTTGAGCAGTTTGTTTACGAAAGACTAAACGACACTACGACAAATGACGTTACAAATGTACAATATGGCGCAATAATAGACCAAGAGTTAAAGAGTGTAAACCCTAAAACAAACATTTTTTATAATGTATCACAAGACTTAGGCACTAATACAATCGCTTTAATAAACGATAGTAACACAATAGAAGAGATTACAATATTAAACACACCATCGCATAGCATAGACTTCTTAAATATGCCTTTTTGCACAACTTTTGGAAGTGAGTTCAGTACATGGAATGGAAACTTAATGAGTAACACGCTTTATAATAATTATCATGCAGACTTTATAAAAAGTATTTTCAATATAAAAAGAAGAAGTTTTAAATTCAAGGCTTTATTACCATTAAACATAATAACAAGTTTACAACTAAATGACGTTATAAAAATAAGGGAGGACTATTACAGGATTGATAACTACCAGACCGAAATAACAAAAGGAGAAACTACTCTTAATTTAATAAATAGTTTTGATAATAATTTAGTCGGTTTCAATGCAAGTCAAACAATATTTATAACGGATAGCGAAGCAAACAGACAAAGCACTTATATAAATAAAGTTAGTAATAATACAACTACTTTAATAGATAATGGTTTTGGCACAAGTTGGGTTTCTACTTCTTACAATGGCAATATTTTAAATATAGATTTAGACGAAAATACAACGCTTTCCGATAGGACTATTACAATACAATTACTAGAAGTCGATTTAAAAAAGACTATTGATTTAATTATAATACAAAACAGAAAAAAAACATATAGAGCAGATAGCACTTTTATAACAACAGATACAAATTTAATAACAGCAGACAATGGCTAGACAAAATATAGGAATAGGAACAACAGCAAACGATGGTACAGGTGATGTATTACGTGATGCGTTTCAAAAAACAAATCAAAACTTTACAGAATTGTATGGAATTACAGGATGGGAAAGTAAATACGAGGCGAGAGTTCAATCACTAACAGCATCAAATAATTTGATAACAATTTCAGGAACATCAGAAACAAATGGAGGTTTGACTTTATTAAATTCTGATGGTAAAGTTGTGCCTATAAATTTAAACGATGTTTTATCTATTGATTTTGGTTGTACTGTAATTACTCCATCAGGTACAGACAATTACATACATTTAAAATTTGTAGTTAATAGCGTTGTTTATAGAGCAATTACGATACCATTATTAAAAGGCAGAGATAATGATGATGCTATAAGTTTAAGTGCAAGTATGCCAGTAGGTAGTGATTTTAATACCAATGGAATGGAGGTATATATTGAGCCTAATATAGCCTTAGATATTAAAGATAAGTATATAAGTGTAAACAGAACACATTTAGGATTATGATAACAGATATTATAAACCTACTCCAAAAAGCAGATTTTTACGGAGCAGGAGAATATACGGAAATTGCAAAAGGTAAACATCAATACGTTACTAATTACAAAGGGTTTAAAAGAAAAATAAAAAGATTATGGCTATCAAGAAAACAGTAATAATAGATGTAAACGTAGACAAGGGTATAAAAGACACCGAAAAATTAAAAGGTAATGTAAATGACTTATCTAAAGAATTTGATAAAACTAAAGGCAAATCTAGTTCGGCTTTTGGTGCTTTAGACAAGATGACAGGAGGAGCAATATCTAAATTAAAAGGTTTAAAAGGTTCTTTAGGTGGTGTGTCTTTAGGTTTTAAAAGCGTTGGAACAGCAATAGCAGCCAGTGGAATTGGTTTATTAGTTTTAGTTATTGCAGCAATAATACAGGCTTTTAAATCTAGCGAAGCAGGACAAAATAAGTTTGCAAAATTAATGGGAGTTATCGGTAGCGTAGTTGGAAACGTAACCGATGTGCTTTCAGATTTAGGTGAGTTTGTTATAAATCTTTTTAGTGGAGATGGAGAAGCTATAAAATCAGCAGAACAATTTGGTAAAAAGATTTTCGATGTAGTTGGTTTACCTATAAAAAATATTATAGATATTGTTAAAACAGCTAGCAAAGTATTAGGCAGTCTATTTAGTGGTGATATTGAGGGAGCAATAGACGATTTAAAAAATGGTATATCAGATGTAAAAGGAAATTTTACAGAGGCAAAAGACGCTATAAATTCAGCAAAAGACTCACTTATAGAATTTGGAAAAGAAGCATTAAGAGAGGCAGAAATAGCTAGTCAAATAGCAGAAGCTAGAGCAAATGCAGACAAAATAGATAGGTCTTTAATCGTAGAAAGAGCAGAGGCTGATAGAAAAATAACAGAATTAAGAGAAAAAGCATCTCGGAAAGACTTATATAGTTTAGCAGAAAGAAAAAAAGCCTTAATAGAAGCGTCTAAAATAAATGAGGATATAACTGCAAAGGAAATAAAAAGCGCAGAAATAAGAAGAGACGCTATAATAGAAGAGAACAAATTATCTAAGTCTAATAAAGACGCTTTAAATGCAGAGGAAGAAGCTAAAGCTAAGGTTATTGAATTAGAAACTAAAAGACTAAACCTGCAAAAAAGACTAGGTACTGAATTATCTTCTATAAATGAACAACAAAGAGCAGAGGCAGAGGCTAGATTAAAAGCTAAACAAACAGAAATAGACAAAGAAAACAAGATAGAGCAAGATAAGGCAGATAAAGCAGAAAAAAAAGCCCAAGAAGATTTATTAAAAGCCCAAGAAGATGAAAGAAAAACACTTCAATCCATTGAAGATTTAGAGAATGAATTTTTAGAGTCTAAACTAGAGAAACAGCAACTAGAATTAAATGCAGTAAGAGAAAAATATTTCGGTATAATTGAAGCGGCAAGAGAAGCAGGACAAGAAACTTTAATTTTAGAAGAAGCCCAACAATCGGAAATTGATGCAGTCGAAAAAAAGTATGCAGATATAAAAGATGCAAGAGATAAAAAACAAAAAGACGAAGAGGAAAAAAGAGACCAAGCTGTTGCAAATGCAAGAATAAGCACAGCAAACACAACAGCAAATCTAATAGCAGAACTAGCAGGAAAAGAAAGCGCAGTTGCAAAAGGTATAGCAGTAGCACAAACCACAATAGATACATATAAAGGTGCTACTTCGGCTTATTCATCTTTGTCAGGTATTCCGATAGTAGGACCAGCGTTAGGAGCGGTAGCAGCAGGAGCAGCAATTGCAGCAGGTGTAGCAAATGTAAAAAAGATTTTATCCACAGACCCTATAAGTAAGAGTGGAGCAAGCCCAACAACTTCTGGAGGAGTAGGTGGAGCATCGCAACCAAGCGCACCAAGTTTTAATTTAGTACAAGGCACAGGCACAAATCAAATAGCAGAAAGTATAGGCAACCAAAATAGACCTATTCAAGCGTATGTAGTTAGTGGTTCTGTTACATCAGCGCAAGAATTAGATAGAAACATTATAGAGAGCAGCACCATATAATTAAAAAATGTAACAATAACAAAAAAATTAACTCTTAATTAAGTGAAGACATATCAAGCGACATACATTCCTAATAAAACCGATGGAGTTTTTGGAATTTCTTTAGTTGAAAATCCTGCAATGGAGGGCTTATTTATAGCCTTATCTAAAAAGCAAGAAATAAAACTAGCAGAAGTAAACAAAGAACAACGTATCTTAATGGGTTTAGTTTTAGAACCTAACAAGCCTATTTACAGAAACCAAAATGGTGAGGAGTTTAATATCGTGTTTAACGAAGATACTATAAAAGAATTATCATATAATTTCTTTAAAGCAGGTTACCAAAAGAATAGCACAATAGAACACGAAAGTAAAATTAACGGAGTTACTTTTGTTGAAAGTTGGATTGTAGAAGATACCAAAAACGACAAATCTAATGCTTTTGGTTTTAGTTATCCTAAAGGCTCATGGGTTGCAACTATGAAAGTAGATAGCGATGAGATTTGGAACGACTATGTAAAGAGTGGTAAGGTTAAAGGGTTTAGCGTTGACGCTATGATAAACTTAGAGGAAATAAATTTAAAATCAAATATAACAATGGCAGAAGAAAAAACTTTAATAGATTTAATTAAAGAACTACCTGAAAAAATAGCCTTGTCTTTTAAACCTAAAGAGGTTGAAGAAGTAGAGGTTAAACTAGGTATGATTAAAACCGATGATGGTTTAGAAATTCATTTCGATGGAGAAGAATTAAAAGAGGGCGACATGGTTTACTCTTTAACACCAGAGGACGAAAAAGTACCTTTACCACAAGGCGAATACGTTACCGAATTAGGTGTTATTTCAGTAGATGAAAACGCAACAGTAGTATCTATAAAAAGTGCAACAGAAGAAGAAGCACCAGTAGAAGAAGCACCAGTAGTTGAGCCAATGGCAGAAGACACACCAACAGAAGCACCTAAAGGAGATTTAGGAGACGAATTAGAAAAGGCTATTAAATCTATTATGATTAAATATAGTGAGGAGTTTAACTCTAAACTTAAAACTATCAAAACAGAATTAAGCAAAGAAAACGAAACTTTAAAAGCACAGGTTTTAGAATTATCAAAAGCACCTGTAAAAAAAGCAATTTCAACACCAACACAAGCGACAACAAAAAAAGGAAGATTAACACAATTTTTAAACAATAAAATATAAATGGCAACAACAGTAACAGTAAATAGTAATTACAACGGAACGGTAGCAGGAGATATTATCGGAAAAGCTTTTAAAGAAGCAGACACATTAAGGCTAGGTTTAGTAAATGTACTACCAGACATCGACTACAAGGTATCAATTAGAAAAATATCTTACGGTAACGGAAGACAAGACTACGCTTGTGGATTTACACCAGCAGGCTCTGTAACACTTTCAGAAGTGGCTTTAGTACCTAAGAAAATTAAAAATGAATTTGATATTTGTAAAGAAGATTTGCGTCAGATTTGGAGTTCTGCAACTATGGGCTTTTCAGCACATAACGACAATATGCCAGCAGATGTAGAACAAGCATTAATAGCAGAAGTTTTAGCAGATACAGCAGAGGCAACAGACAGCGATATTTGGGTAGGAGATGCAACAAATGATGGTGAGTTTGATGGCTTTACTACTCTTTGGGCAACTGATGGCGATATTATAAAAGCAAATAACGGATTAGTTCCAATAGGTGCAGCTATTACAGAAGCAAACGTTGAGAGCGAATTAAAGAAAGTATTAACAGCGATACCAGTAGCGTTAAGACGCAAAGACTTAAACGTTGTTGTAAGTCCTGATGTATTTCAAGCATACAACTTTTATTTAGTTTCTAAAGGTATTGCAAACGATGGTACAGCAGACGACAAACAAGTAAAATTTGGTAAATACACAATTACAGAAGTAAACGGATTACCTGATAATACTATTGTAGTTTATGAGACTAAAAACTTAAACTTTGGGACAGGACTTTTATCAGACCACAACGAGTTAAGAATTAAAGATATGGATGAGTCGGATTTAAGCGGTCAAGTTCGTTATAAAATGGTTTACACAGCAGGAGTACAATATGTATATCCAACAGAGATTTTATGGTATGTAAGTACTGTAACACCTGCATAATAATATTAATATAAAGGGTTGTTAATTCAGCCCTTTTTTAAAACATTTAAAATAATATGGCTTGTGATATAACAACAGGAAGAGAAAGACAATGTAAGACCAGTTTAGGAGGGGCTAAAAAAATATGGTTTTATAACTATGTAGAAGACCCTTTTACAGTTGATACTGGTGAAGCAACAGGAATAAACCCACTTTTAACAGAGGTGTTTGAGTTTGAAATTGAGGGAGACGGTAACACGTTAGACCAAAATTTTATAGGCGAAAGACAAAACGGAACATCAGTCAATACTCAAACTTTAACTGCGATTTTCAAAAAACAAGATGCAAGAGCTTCTGCTAATTTTGATAGTTTAGTTAAAGGGCAACCTCAAGCAGTAGTACAAGATAGAAACGGAATCTATCACGCTTTAGGAATAGACGATGGCATGGATGTAACCATTACTGCATCAACAGGAGGCGCAAAAACAGACTTAAACGGTTACACAGTAGTAGCAACTGCAACAACAGGAGATTTAGCACCTCTATTAGATAATGCAACTGTAACAGCCTTTTTAGCTTTAGTAGCATAATAAAATAATTTCTTTAGATTTTAAAGCCTTGTATTTTCGTACAGGGCTTTTTTTAGTAACAAAAACACGATTTTAAACTCTTAATTATATGAAAGTGTTTGACATTAATATACAAGAGCATACTATAATTTTAATACCTAGATTTTATCCTACTTCTACAATTAATGTAAATGTATATAAAGAGGGTAGTAATACTGTATATAATAAAAATTTAAGTCCTGAAAATTACATTATTAATAATGGTTATTTAAGTTTTATTTTAAATGAAAGTAATTTTATAGAACTACTTTGTAATAATTGTAAATACGAGATTAAAATTACAGAGAATGATAATGTAGTTTATAGAGGTAAAGCGATATCAACAAACCAAAATACAGAAGACTACAAATTAACAAAAGACGTTTATATTTATGAGTAATAAAAAAAGCGACATAAGGCTTATTCAAATGAATAACTATGTAAGACCTAAGTTAGACGAAAATAAGTCTAGAGATTGGGTTTTAAATGGCAAAAAAAATGAGTTTTATCAGTACATAATTGATAGAAATAATGGAAGCCCAACAAATTCTGCTATAAACAACTCTTATATAAACTTAATATATGGTAAAGGTATTTATTTAAAAAGAGGTTCAGCAAATGATTGGCTCGCTTTTATGACTGCTTTTAGACCAAAAGAAATAAAAAAAATAGTAGCAGATTTTCAAATATTTGGCGAGGCTTCTTTTCAAAAGGTTAAAGCAAAAGGTAGAAACGAGTTTCCTTATTTTTATCACTTACCAAAAGAAAGAGTAGTGCCACAGATAGCAAATGAAGATGAGGAAATTGAAGGCTATTGGTATTCTAAAAATTGGGAAAAACACAGTTTATCAGAAAACAAGCCAGAGTATTTTCCTGCTTTTGGTACTTCTAATGAAGAGACAGAAATATATTGCATAAAACCTTACAGAGCAGGCAAAGAATATTTTGCAGACCCTGATTATCTTGCAGGCTTACCATACGCTGAAATGGAGGAGGAGATAAGCAACTACTATGTAAGTCACATAAAAAATGGTTTATCATTTGGTTACATTATTAATATACCAGATGGCAATAGTTTAAGTCCAGAAGAAAAAGACGATTTAGAGCGTAAAATAAAATCTAAATTAACAGGCTCTAGTAATGCTGGAAAGTTTGTATTATCTTTTAATGGTCGTGATGCAGAAATAACAGTAACACCTTTACAAGTTAATGATGCTCATAAACAATGGCAATATTTAACACAAGAGGCAAGACAACAACTATTAACGTCTCATTTATGTACATCAAGTAGTTTAGTAGGTGTAAACACTACAAGTGGATTTAGTTCAACAGCAGACGAAATGGATATGGCAGAAAGCCAACTAATGAAGCGTGTAATTGCACCAAAACAAAACTACATTATAGAAGCCTTAGAGGATGTTGCAATGTTTATAGGTCTTAATATAGAATTAGGATTTAAGCCACTTACAGAAGCGCAAAACACTATTAAAACAGAAATGAATAGCCATGTTTGTTGTAGTGATGAAAAAAAAAACGATATTGTAATTAATGCAGATAGTTTAATTGCTTTAGGAGAAGATATAAGCGAGGATTGGGAGTTGTTAGACGAAAGAGCTTGTGAAGAAATAACATTAAAAGAAAGCGACTTAAATACTGTTTTCGAGTTTGCACAAACACCAAAGACTACTAATAAAAAAGACGTTCAAGATACAAGTTTGTTTAAGATACGATACAGATATAAAGGTAATCCAAACGGAGAGCGTGATTTTTGTAATAAAGTAATACAAGCTAATAAAGTGTATAGAAGTGAAGACTTAAACGCTAATTATAATTATAATGAGGACTTTGCACCAAGTGGAAAGAGTAGTTATAATATATTTTTATACAAAGGAGGAGTTAATTGTAAGCATTTTTGGCAACGTGAGATATATTTAAAAAAAGGAAACGACAAAATAAGTGTTAATAAGGCTAGAAAAATGATTTTAGAACTTGAACCAAGCGAAAGAAAAGACGCAATGTGGGAAAAAAACGACAAAAAAGTAGCACAAGTTGCTGAAAAGCAGAACAATTATTGGAGTTTAAAACCTAATTATAGAGCATAATGGCAGAATTTTTATTTATAACACCAGAAGAACTAATACAAGGCACTATTATAGGTGGCAACGTAGACGTAGATAAGTATATTACAAGCGTAGCAAACGCTCAAATACAAGTTATTGAGCCACTTTTAGGCACAGAATTATACGATAAGATTAAATTAGACGCTCAAAACGATACTTTAACAGGTTTATATGAGACTTTATACAATGATTTTGTCAAGCCTATAACGAAAGCAGAAGCAACAGCCGAATATATAGAAATCAGTAGTTATATTTTAGATAATGGAGGGCTTTATAAACACCAAAGCGATAACGCAGAGATAGTAGATAAGGAAGAAACGCAATTTTTAGCAGGAAAATACCACGCTTTGGCTCAAATGTTTGTACAACGTTTTGAAAAATGGATATGTAACAATGAAATTGAGGAATATAAAACAACCCAAGACGAAGTAAACGCTCAAAATATTAAATTAACAGCAGGTTGGAAGTTATAACAAGTGGATATACTAGAAAATGTAAAGATAGTTTAGGAGGATTAGATAAAATTTATCTATTTTCTTTTGCTAAATATCCACGCTCGCAAATAGTAACTAACGAAAACGTTTTGACAAGTTTTCCAAACACGACTATTTATGCTTTTGAATACGTTGGAAACCCTGTTTTTGATAATAAAGGTAATGAAGATGCAGGAGGTAAATATTACGATGAGGATATTAGTTTTCAATTAGCAAAAATAAGCGACAATTTTAGTATATCTAAACTTTTAAAGAAAGATTTAAGAGCGATAATAAAAGATAAAAACGGTTATTATAGAATTTTAGGTCTTTATAATGGTTTAGAATGTGAAAGTATCAAAGCAAGTGTAGGAACGTCTAAAAACTCTTTAAATGGATATACAATAGCCTTAAAAGGACAAGAAGAGCAAGAGGCTTTATATATTAATAACTTAGAAGATGCAGGTTTTACAGAAGATGGGTTTTATTTATTACAAGAAGATGGATTTTATTTATTACAAGAAAATGATTTTAAAATATTATTATAATGCCAGATAAAAAAATAAGCGAATTAACAAGTGCATCGTTACCATTGTCAGGTAGTGAGGTTGTGCCAATAGTTCAAGATGGACAAACTAGAAAAGTGTCGGTAGATGAAATTGCAGAAGTTTCTACACAAACGTTAGACGAAGTATGTACTGAGGGCAATTTTACAAATTCAAATATAGGTATAGGAACAACATCTCCGAATACACTAATTGATGTATCAAGTGTTAATATTGGAGCAACTGCACCTACTGTAAGAATAACAAACACAAAGGAATTAGGAAACTGGGGTGGGGTTACAGATGATTTAGGTAGATTTGAATTCTTTACAGATGATGCTTCTGGTAACGCTCCTTACACTTTAGGTTATGTAGGAATAAAAAATGACAGAACATCATCAGGTACTCTACCTAGTGGAGCAATGGTTCTTGCTACAACTACTTATAACGCTGTAAATGGAGCAGTGGAAAGAATGCGTATTACTTCAGACGGAGATGTAGGTATTGGAACAACTACACCATCTTATAAACTAGATGTAAATGGTGACGGTAGAGTTGATGGTACGTTTAGATGTGTCACGCTTGTCCAAACATCACAAAGAAATCAAAAAGAAAACATAAATAATATTGATAAGTCTAAAGCTAAAGCAATACCATTTAAAGAATATACATACAAAAGTTCTATTGATGGTTCAGCTAGAAAGCGTTACGGTGTAATAGCTGAAGATATAGAAAACGATTACCCTGAACTAGTTCACACTGGGTCTGATGGTATTAAAGGTATTAACTATATTGACTTGCTTGTTAAGCGTGTAGCTGAACTTGAAAAAGAACTTGAAGATATATCATTAACGCCAGGACCAAAAGGAGATACAGGAGATACAGGACCACAAGGACCATCTGGAGCTGATGGTAACGATGGAAATAGTCATTTAAGTAATGTAGACTCTATAACGTTTGACGAAAGAGCAAACCAATTGGTTCTTACAATAAATAGAACAGATTTTAGATTTAGCCCAGTAAGATAAATAAAAAAATTATTATAAATTACACATGGGATTACAAGTATTCGCAAACGAGGTTAAGGATTAAGCTTTAATGAAAGTAGCAATAGTTATAGGACATAATGAAAAAAGCAAAGGAGCGTATTCTAAACATTTTGGATTACATGAATGGGACTTTTACAATAAAGTAAACAAGTGTTTATTTAATGCTCAAACATTTTGGCATGATAGTACTATAAGTGGCTACATTTCAAGAATTAAAGATACTGCAAACAGAATAAACAAAGAAAATTTTGATTTAGTTATAGAAATGCATTTTAATAGCTCGATACATAATAGCGCAAATGGTTGCGAGACTTTATACTATTATAGAAGTAAAAAAGCAAAGGAACACGCTCAAAGATTTTCAGACTTAGTAAACTATAAAACAGGAATAAAAGTACGTAATGGTGGTTTAAAAGCACTTACAAATAGAAACGATAGAGGCTTTGCAAGTGTATTTTACACAAATGCACCAACTATTTTAATTGAGCCTTTTTTTGGTAACAATGAAAGCGACTGCAAAAAAATAGAAAGTCCTGCAAATTTAGCAAATATTATAAATGAATTTATTTTGAATTAATGAAATTAATAACAGAAAACTGGCAACTCATAACAGGTGGAATCGCTTCAATATTTGCGTATTTTGGTGGAATTAAAATGAAGTCTATAAACGAAAAAAAAGCCAGTTCAGAGGCTTTGAGTTCTATGCAAAAAGCATATAACGAATTTGTGTTAGACCAAAAAGAAAGATACAACGAATTAAAAGAGGAGTTAAAATATGTTAGGGAGCAGACAAAACACTTACAACAAGATAGTTTAGAGTTAAGAGCCGAGATAAAGCAATGGAAAGGTAGATATAATGCTCTTAAAAACGAGTTTAACAAGTATAGAGAAAAACATAAATAACCATGAGAAAAATGAGTATAGAAGACATGAGAGAGTTATTATATACTCTTATGCTAGATAATAAATACGGATATTTGCAGATAACAGCATCAATGTCTATGAGTAAAGATAAAATAGTACTTTCAGTTTCTTACGATGAAGAAAGCGATACACATTTTGACTAAACAAAATATCATATTAATAATCGTTACAATAGCCTTTACATGGTTTTGTCTTTGGTTTTTTTCTAACGATGCAGATATTATGCGTCAAGTAAAACAATTAGAGACGCAAAGAGACAGCCTTATAAACGCAAATAAGCGACTTTCTTTTAAAAGTGATAGTTTATATAGTTTAAAGCAAAAAGAAGTTGTTAAATACGTTAAAATTAAAGAACAAATAAAAGATAAAGAAGATGAGACAAACAACGCTGTTAATAATGTTTATTCTTATGATGAACAAAAGTTGGACTCAATCATTCGAGCGTATAAACATACCCAAAGAAAATAAAGTAGAAGTCGTAAAAACACTTATTGCTTATCCTCTTTTATTAGATAATTTAAACTTAAACGAAAATCTACTAGAAGCGAGCGACAAAATAAATCTATTATACGAAAAACAAATAGAGATTAAAGATACCCAACTCTTAAACTTAGAAGCGCAAATAAAAGCCTTAGAAACAGAAAAACAACTTTTTAAAGTGCAACTAAGGAAACAAAAAGGTAAGAGCCTTAAAATAAGTGGTATTGCTTTACTTGTAATAGCGTCTTTAGTTATTATGAATAAATAAAATTATATTGGTAAAAAAAATATTTTTATGTTAAATTAGTTTTTATAATGGTTTTTTTGTAAATTGCGTAAAAATTTTATTAAATTATGGAGCAAAGACCTAGATTAAAAGGAAAAATTTTAAAGGCTTATAAAAACATAATTAAGAAACAAAACAGGGTTCTTATAATAGGCGATTTACACGAGCCATTTTGTTTAGACGAATATCTCCAACATTGCATAAATACTTACGAAAATTACAATTGTAATAAGGTTGTCTTTATAGGTGATGTTATTGATAACCATTATTCAAGTTATCACGAAAGCGACCCAGATGGATATGGTGCAGGAGAAGAATTAGAACGTGCTATTGATAGGTTGAAAAGATGGTATAAAGCATTTCCAGAGGCTCACGTAACAATAGGTAACCACGACAGACTAATAAGACGCAAAGCCTTTAGTGGTGGTATTCCTAAAGCATGGATAAAAGAATACAGCGAGGTTTTAAATACACCGAATTGGAAGTTTGTCGATAGAGTTGTAATAGATAACGTTCAATACATACATGGAGAAAGTGGTAAGGCTATTAAAAAAGCAAAAGACGACATGATGAGTACTGCACAAGGGCATAGGCATACTGAATTGGGTGTTGAATATGCTGTTGGAGTTAGTTTTAAAGTTTTTGGTTTATCAGTAGGTTGTGGTATTAATCATGAAACATACGCTATGGCTTATGGTAAGAACTTTAAAAAACCTGCTATAGGTTGTGGTGTTGTATTTGATGGTAAAATAGCATTGGCAGTACCTATGGAGCTTTAAACGTTTAAGTTTTTAATAAAACGTATTACATTTTGTAACTATATACACTTGTTGTGCATAATACTAAAATAGTTCCTCTAATGGTAATAGTATACCTTTAGAAGTATTATTATCTCCACCTTTTTTATCTCTATTTGAGTTCAAATATTTTCTACACCTTTCCTTTAGAATAGTAGTTTCTATTAAATGGAATGTATCACCAAAACAAAAACAATAAAAATCAGCAATGCTTTTAGATATTCCACTTCGTTTTCCTCTGCTGAAATATTCGACATAAACATTACCAGTCTTCAAGGCTTTTAAATCGTATTTAACCTCTATTGTCTTTGAGTTTAATATCTTGGCTAGTTCCTCTTCTTTAACTTGACCTACCTTTAAGTCATATTTAAAATCGTTATTATATTTCATTCTATTTAGTTTTTTTGTTAATAAACCGTACTATGCACAACAACGTATAAAGTGCATTAAAACGAAACCATATACAACACGTTGTAAGTAATTATTTTGCTACTCTTTTTTCTATAAAACTACAACCATCGCATTGTTTTGTACATTTTTTTGTTTGATAATCTAAGTCCTCATCCTCACAATAAAACGCACTCACAACACTGTATAAATCAAATAAATCATTTATTAAATCTTTCTCATCGTCAATATGTATTATTTCTTTCTCTAAGTTATCGCCACTTTGCCAAAATCTGTTAAGCACTTTTTGTATTTTTAGCTTATTCATAATTTATATTGTTTTAATTATTTTTTACAAAGATAAGCATTTTTCCACGCAAATAACTGTTTTTCATAAATAAGTGTATTTTAATGCACTTTTCATATACTAAGCCAAACATACAAATAAAATAATTCAAATAAAATTTTTTTTAATAAAACTTTTTTTATATATTTGTCCCATCAAACAATTAAAACTATAAATTATGAGTTATTTTACAGACATTGACCCAATAGGAGAGAGCGACAACGAAAGCAATTGTTATTATTGTGGAGAGCCTTGCAATGGTTCTTTTTGTTCAAACGCTTGCGAAGATGCAGACTACAAAGAAAATTGCGAAGATTAATAATTAACAACTTAAAACAAAGTAATTAATATAAATAAATAATAATATTATGAATACAATAAAAGATTTTTTACAGGAATTAAACGATTTAAACAATAGCGATTTAGATTTATCTTACTACTATAGCGATGGCATGAGCTTTGACGAGTACCACGAGGCAATATATGAAAGTATTTGTTCAAACGAAATCATATATTATTCAAAGGCTATGAAGTTTTTAAGCGAAAACGATAACTCCTTAACTTATAGTCTAAATTTAGCTTCAGAACTCGGTTATACTATTAACAACTTAAATAGTGAATTACTTGCTACTTTATTACACCAACAATATTTACACGATGAATTTAGCGAGTATTGGAGAGATATACAAAATTTTATGGAAGAATACGAAAACAATATAACTAACATATAAAAATAATAAATTTATAAACGAACTAAATAAAAAATAGATAATTAACAATAAAAAAACATTATGAAACTACACGAAAACACACAAAGAGAATTACTAATCACTACTAAAGATAAAAGAATTATAGTAGAGACAAAAAACGATTTAATACAGAAAGAACTTAGAAAGCAACAGCAAGATTTTTTAATAGAACGTTTAATACTTATATTTTTAGGTATTGCGCTTGGATGTTGTTTAATGTACACTTTTTTAACAAACTAAAACTAAACTAAATAAAAACTAAGATTATGAATAAGGAGAAATTAACAATACTTTATAAAAAGTACGAACTTACAAAAGATGACGTTTACAAGCATCAGCACTATCTTATAATCACTAGAAGTGGAATAGATAAGATACAAGCAAAAGAAAAAATATTTATTGATTACGAAGTTATAAAATGTGAAACTAACTTTTGTGTAGTAAAAGCAAATGCAAATAAAGACGATGCTAAAATACAAACTTTTGGAAGTGCTATAAAAGGAGCTAGTTTTAAAGACGGAAACACTCAAACATGGTACGTTATGGAAATGGCAGAAAAAAGGGCTATGAGTAGAGCAGTATTAAAACTAACAGGGTTCTATGAGTTGGGAGTTTTTGGAGAAGACGAAAGCGAAGATTTTAAAAGAAAATAAATTAAATAAAACTAAATAAAATGAAACTATTAAATGCAACATTTGAAGTAAGCAACGACTTAACAGAACACAAAATAAGAACACTTTTAGAAAGTCTAGGAGCGAAATATTTAAAAACAATACCTAACACCGACCATTTAAAAGAAGATGCGAACTATAAGAAATTAGTAAAAGCGAAAAAAGACGCTCAACTTCATTTAGATAGGTATATTAATAATCAAAATTTAAAAGCAAAATAATGAAAACAATAGATATTAACGATATAGAAAATATAGAAGTTGACGGAGTAGATACAAAAGATTATCCTGATTTTAGCGATGCTTTTTTCTCTTATGCAATTTATAAAGATACTGGTATAGAATTAACAGAAGACGAACTAGAACAACTAGCCGAAGATTATCCTGAAAGATTAACCGAAATGGCTTTTCAATATTATATATAATGCTTTACGACCTTAACGACATAATAGAAGCCAACGACTTTAAAATAAAAATTAAATGGAAAATATACTAGAAAAGATAACATCTATTATAGAAACATACGAAAGTGGTTGTTTTAAAGACCTACACGTTATGCACAGAGAATTAACTTGTAATATGTACTACCTAAGTACTGAACAAGTAAAAGCACACCAAAATTGGAATAAACAGTACTATTTAAGTAATGAAAAGACAAACGCAGGTAAAGAGCGTGAATGTGATAAATTAATTCCTGAATTATATATGTGTCGAAAAATTATGGAAACAGCAAAAGGAGTTTCTATTGCTATGGGATACGAGATTAAAATGAATTAACAATAAACAATATTTATAATGAAAGAAAAAATATTAGAAAAACACAAAAGCCTAAACCAATTTGCAAAAAAAATAGGTATCAAGCCTCAATTATTAAATTACTACATTAAAAGAGGAGACAAGCTAAACCCTTTAATTTTAGAACATCTTAATAAAAATATATAATGAAAAAACATACTAAAATATATATGAATGCTTTAGGTTATGATATTTCAGATTTTATGCCTTGCGAAATTACAGGAAAAAAAGGTGTAGATATACATCATATTGTTAATAGAGAAAATAGAATAGAAAATTTAATGTTATTAACAAGAGAAAAACACGCAGAACTAGGAGAAGTAAAGTCTAAAATGGTTTATTTATTAGAAACTCATAGACTATTTTTAGATGTTAATGGTGTACCTTTTGATAATAGTTGGTTTAACGAACAAATAAATAAATACGAGAACTTATGAGAATAGAAATAAAACCACTAAGCGTTAATGATGCGTGGAAAGGTAGAAGATTTAAAACAGACAATTATAAGAAATGGCAAAAAGAATTACTGATAATGTTACCACCTATTAAAATTCAATTCAAAGGTAATTTAAAAGCTGATTTTGTTTTTGGTTTCAGTAGTAAGGCAAGTGATATTGATAATCCTTTAAAGCCTCTTATTGATACGTTACAAAAAAAATATAAATTTAACGACAACCAGATACAAGAATTGAATGTTAAAAAAGAGATAGTAAAAAAAGGACAAGAATTTATGTCTATTAATATTAGTGAAATATGATAAATATAACAAACGAAGATAATATGGAACTAATGGCGAGATATGAAGATAATTACTTTGACCTTGCTATTGTTGACCCTCCTTATGGAATTGACCACGCAAATAAAGCTGGTAAAATGGCAGGGCAACAATACGGAAAAGCAGCAGCAAAAAAAAGAAATTACGAGTCAAAAGATTGGGATACTAAAATACCTACTTTAGAATACTTTAATGAGTTGAAAAGAGTTTCTAAAAATCAAATTATTTGGGGTGGAAACTATTTTGCTCATTTGTTAGACCCTAAAAGTGGATGGGTGTTTTGGGATAAAGACAATGGTGATAATAATTTTAGCGATGGCGAACTTGCTTGGACTTCTTTTGATTGTGGTTTAAGAATGAAAAAAATAACTTGGAATGGAATGATACAGTACGATATGAAAAACAAAGAAGATAGATTTCATCCAACACAAAAGCCAATAAGGTTGTACGAATGGCTTTTAGATAAATACGCAACTAAAGGAGATAAAATACTAGACACACATTTAGGTTCTGGAAGTATTTCTTTAGCGTGCCACAATAGAGATTTTAATTTAACAGCTTGTGAGTTAGACAAAGAATATTTTGATGCATCTATGAAAAGACTTAAACAACATCAACAACAATTAACACTATTTTAAAATGCAGAAAAAACTAGCTAAACTATTTGTATTAACAGATTTACTTTGTCAAGAGATAGACGACCCTGTTTTAGTTCCAAACAAAGAGACTAAAAAAATACAAGATAAAGCAAGAGAACTACAAGAGTTATTACTCCCAGTAGTAGACCGATTTTACGATAAAAAAGGAGTTAGTAAAAGCACTTTTTTTATAACGATGCAAAATAAATTTAATTATAATTTTAATAAAGAATACAAATAATTAAAAATAATTGTATTTTTATTTGTGTATTACATATATGTTACTTATATTTGTAGTGTAATAATTAAATAACTAGAAAATATGACAACTTTAAACAACACTTTTGCAAAATTAACAATCGGAACAATAGTAACTTATAATGATATGGCTAATACAAATTTAGAATTTGTGATATTAAATTCTTACTCTGATGATTTTGGAACTTGGGTAAATGTTATGAATTTAGAAACTAAAAACATTGAGCCAATGAAAGCAAGTACAGAAATAGGAACAAGATGGACAGCTTAAAAAAATATATAAACACCCACTTAAAATATCAAAGTGGGTGTTTTAAATTATATAAAAATAAGTATCATGGTTATTTTCATTTATCTGTTAAATCTAATATTTACGTTGATGAAAATTTTTGGACTTATATTAAAACAATAGATATAATAGAATAATGGCTTATATATACTTAAATAAAGAAAATAATAAGGCTCGAATATTTGGAAGTATTACGAGCCTTTGTAATGCAACAGGAATAAAGCCTGATAACTTATATACTCAATTTAGCAGAAACAAGCTAAAAGAGTACGAAAACGATAAATACAGGATTGTAAAAACTAAAATAGAACGTGCTTAATTATTTAAAATTAAAAATAAATACAAATGAATTTAACAGTAAACCACATACCAAAGAATTGGCAACCATTTAACGAATTAGCTTTTAACGAATGGTTAATATTTAAAATAAAAAACGTAAATTACAATAAATAAATTATGATAGAAATAAACAAAGACTTATTATTTAACTTCAAAAAAGTTGCACAAGAGCGTTATAAACTAACGAAAATAATCGAGGGACACAAAATAGAATTAATACTAACTAATTCAGAAGCAAGGCAAATTATTGGAATAATAGACAATGAACTATAAAATATTTATGCTTTTTATTGATTATATTAACAAATAAAATGAAAACACCAAAACACTATAATAATGATAATGGAAGTCTTTATAGTTTCGCTTTATCACACGAATTAAACGCATACGAATTTGATATAATTAAAAGAATTGTGAGGTGCAGAAAAAAAGGAAACCAATTAGAGGACTTAGAAAAAACAAAAATAGTGATAGATTTATATATCGCTGAACAATTAACAATTAAAAACAATTAAAAATGAGTGAATTAAAAGTAAGTGGTAAGATTGTAAAAATCTTAGAAAAAGTAACAGGAACTAAAAAAGATGGTTCTGGAGAATGGGTTAAACAATCTTTTGTAATTGATAATGGTGAGCAATACAATAACCTTTCAGCGTTTGAAATGTTTGGAGAAGAAAAAGTAGAAAATCTAAACAAGTATAACAAGGTAGGCGATAATGTAGAAGTGTCTTTTAATATTAATTGCAACGAATGGCAAGGAAAGTATTACACGACTTTACAAGCCTGGAAAGTTTGGAAAGCAGAAAGCAACGCTCAAAAAGTAGCAAATGAAGTAGGTGCAAATTTTGAGCCTGTAAAAGATTTATTAGAAGCAACAGATGACCTGCCTTTTTAAAATTAACTAATATAAGAGCGTGTTTAACTATGCGCTCTTTTTAAAACTAAACTAAATGGAATTAGAACAAATAAAAAATATAGTAGATAAAGTAGTAGGTTTTGATATTACTGCAAAAAAAAGACAGATAGAATATGTAGATGCAAGGCGCATATTTTATAAGATAGCACGAACTAAAACTAAACATAGTTTTGCTTCTATTGGAAACTTTTTAAATAGAGACCATGCGACAGCCTTACATGGAATTAAACAATTTGATATTTTAATAAGCCAAAACGAGTTTTTAAAGTATCATTACGACTTATCATTAAAGATTATAAAAGACAATGGTTTCGATGCCTTAAAAGACGCTAAAACGCTTAAAGAAATAAAAAAGTCGTACACATCATTAATCGAAGACAAAAATATTGAGTTGAAAAAAATTGCTTTAGAGTTAGAAAATCTAAAAAAACAGAAATTAGAAACTGTTACAAGAATTGAAAGCAATGTTAATAACCCTATTGTAAGAGACTTGTTGAGTAGAGACGATGAAACTATTAACTTTATAGCAGAAACACGCTTAAAACCTGCTTTAAAAATGTTAGATAGTAGAATTACTCATAAAGATTTATTAAAAAATAGACCAAAAAGCCAATATATTTAATTTATTTTTGTATATTGCGATTTAGTTACCGTCTGACATTATAGTAACGTAAAAAATAACAAAAGTCCTATAATGAAATTGAAGTCAGACGCAATGGATTTATAGGGCTTTATGTATTAATTTAATAGTTTATAGGTATCTTAAAACCTTTAATATTATGGCTAAAATAGATTTAAAATTCTTAGATTGCAATCGCCATTGCCAATCAGACTTTATAAAAGTAGAGTATATTACAGGTGAGGAATGTATTGAAGATGAATTTATAAGAATTAGTGGTATTTTTATGAATGATGATGAGTTTTCTATAGATTTAGATAAATCCACAGCAATTAAATTCGCTAAAACTTTACGAACTGAAATTAATAAAATACAATCGTAATGGCAAAAGAACTTCCTTATTTTCAATTCGAGCCAGCAGAATATTTAACAGGAGATATATCTTTTTGTTCTTTATCAGCACAAGGTTTATTTACTATCCTTTGTAGTTACTATTGGCAAAGGTCTTGCAAACTTTCTAAAGACCAATTTTTAAGACGTATAAATAACCCTAAAGAGTTTCAAGAGTTAGTAGATGAAAATGTAATACAATTAGAAGATTTTAATATTAAAATCAAGTTTTTAGACGAACAATTAAGTAAAGTTACAAAACAAAGTAAAACCAATAGTGTAAACGGTTCTAAAGGTGGTAGACCTAAAAAAATAAACCCAAAAGAAACCGAAACAAAACCGAAATTAAACCGAAACGAAACCGAAACAAAAGGCATAAGAGAAGATAAGATAAGAGAAGATAAGATAAAAGAAAAAGAGAAAATTATTACTATTAACAACAAATTTTTTTTAGAAAATTGTAAAAAAAGTATTCAATGGTTAGAAACTACTGCAATGCAAAAACAAGTTAAATTAGAAACTATTATTTTGTATTTAGAAAAATTTGATTATCATTTAATAGAACATCAAGAACAAAAAGAAACTTTAAAGGATTATAAAAGTCATTTTGTATATTGGCTGAATAAACAAAACTTATCAAATTACAGGAAAAAAGTAATCGGTAAAACAAATCAAGTGTAATGGGAGTATTAATAAATGGTTTTGAAGTTGAAAACTTTAACGTGTACGGAATACCAACAAAGGCAAAAACAAGCACTTGTCCTAAGTGTTCAGAACATCGTAAAAAGAAAACAGATAAATGTATGTCTGTATTTTGGGACACTGGTTTAGGTCAATGTGCTCATTGTGGAGAAACAGTACAACTACATACTTACAAAAAAAAGAATATGACTAAAGAATATACAAAACCTGTTTTAAGCTCTTTTAAACAAGATTTTAGCGAAGCTCTAATAAAATATAGTGTAGATTTTAGAGGTGTTTCTAAAACAACTTTAAAACGATTTAAAATAACCGAAGCAAAAGAGTGGATGCCAAAGGCTAAAAATATAGTAAATTGTATTTTATTCAATTACTACGTTGACAACGAATTAATAAATATTAAATATCGTGCAAAAGGTAAAGACTTCAAGCTTTATAAAGATGCTGAAAAAGTTTTTTATAATTTAGATAATATTAAGACTTCTAAAGAATGTGTTATAGTAGAGGGCGAATGGGATGCCTTGTCTTATGGTGAAGCAGAAATAAACAACGTGGTAAGCGTTCCAAATGGTTTTAATTTAAAAGGCGAAACGCATTTAGATTATTTAGATAACTATACAGATTATTTTGAAAATAAAAAAACTATTTATATTGCAGTAGATAACGATGAAGCAGGGCAAAAAGGACAAAAGGAACTTATTAGACGTTTAGGAGCAGAAAAATGTAAAATAGTAGACTTTAAAGATTGTAAAGATGCAAATGATTATTTGATTAAATATGGTAAAGAAGCTTTAAAACAAACTTTACAAGATGCTAAAGACGTAAAAATAGAGGGTTTATTTTCGGCTTACGATGTAAAAGATAGTATGCTAAACTCTTACAGGAACGGACAAAAAAGAGGCACAACTACTTATGTTAATTGCCTTGATATAGCATGGACTTGGAGAGGTGGAGAAGTTAATTTATGGACTGGTTATCAAAATGAGGGTAAAACATTAATGTTAAATCAATTATGTGTTATACGTTCAATTAATGAGGATGCAAAAGTAGGAGTTTTTAGTCCAGAAAATATGCCTTTAGATGATTTTTACAACGATATTATAGAAATGTATATCGGTAAAAGTGCAGACCCTTACTATTCTAAAAATTATATGAATGAAACGGAATTTAACAAAGGTTTAGAATTTTGCGAAAACAATTTCTTTTTAATATATCCTGAAAAAGATTTTAAATTAGAAAGTATTTTTGAGCGTGCTAAATATCTTGTAAAGAAAAAAGGAATAAGAACTTTAATAATAGACCCTTATAATACAATAGAACATAAGATAAGAAGTGGAGAGCGTGAGGACTTGTATATAAGTAGATTTATGGCTCAATTAAAAAGATTTGCAGTAGAATATGATTTAAGTATTAATCTTGTAGCACACCAATTAACAGCCAGAGCGAACGAAAAAGATGGAGGTCGATATTATAAACCTAATCTTAACAATATTAAAGGAGGTGGAACTTTTGCAGATAAAGCAGACAACGTTTTAATAGTTTGGAGACCTAACAGAGCCTTAGACTTTAAAGATAGAGAAGTTATATTTGCTAGTCAAAAGATTAAAAAACAAAAATTAGTAGGTATTCCACAAGATGTAGAGGGTATTTTATTTGATATTAGAACTAATAGATATGTCTTTCAAGGAGAAAAACCTTTAGAAAAAAAAGAGCCAAAAAAAGAAGATTTTAGACTTCCATTAATAGACAATACAGAAGCGTTTGCAGATGCTGATGAAATACCATTTTAAATTATGATGACACCTATAAAAAAAAGAGATTATTTAAAATCTATTGGTTATGATTTTTTTCCTAATAAACAAGATAACGAATATTATAAAATAGACGTTTGGATTAATGACAGCTTTTATAAAAGTAGTAACAGCGATTTTAAATGTTGGCATGATGGAATTAATAAAATAGTTAGTATCTTTTATGAACGTTATAAGGATAAAGAATTTTAACGTGATGCACATATGATTTGTTGCCTAAACATACTCGTTTTATAATCTTTTAAAATATTTTTTTTAAAAATATGCTATAATTAAATAAATTGTATTATATTTGTATATACTTAAAATATAATTAATAACTTAAAACAAATATTATGACAACTTATCAAGACTTCGGAACATTATTACAATATTTAGAAAACAACGTTAAAATTGAAAATGGTTTAATTTTAGAAAACACTAAAAAGTATAGCATTGATAGAAAAGTGAATGGTAAATTTGAAAACATAATTTTATCTCAATATAGAAATAGTGAAGACTTAATTTTAGTAGAAACTAATGATTATGCTTTTACAGTTTCAAGATGGAATGATACTTTTACGATTAGCCAACAAATAACAAAAGGAACAAGTAAATAAAACAAAAGGAGTTGTAAAAGCCTCCCAATTAAAAACAAACATTATGCAAGATATAAACATACCGATAAACGAATTTAAACTTTTAGTAAGAGCGATGTATCAATTAGAGTCTATTACAATAGCGAGTACAGAATATACAATGGAAAAAAGCATCGAAAGAGCAAAAGAAACAATAGAAGAGATAAAGAAACTAGAAAATAGTAACTATAAATTTTAATAAATAAACAATTAACAACTTAAAACAGAGTGTAATTTACAATAAACTAAAAACATCTTAAAGAAACTATGAAACAACCAATATCAGCAAGAATAGAAAAAAATATTTTAAAAGACTCTAAAGCAGTAGCTAAACTCGAAAATAGGAGTTTTAATAATTTGCTAGAAACTGCATTAATAACCTACTGTAAGGATAAATTGTAGTTAACGACCGTGTATGGTTAGTGCAATAGCATTAAATATATATTATGTTAAAATAATTAACTATTTTTGTATAAAAATATCTTTTTTAATAAAAAAAAATGTAAATTGCGTAAACTTAAATAAAATTATGTCTAAAAAAACAAAAACAAGAATAAGACTTTATGATTATGAAGCAGAATTTTTAGGAATAGTACCTAACAAGAAATGCACAGGAGAAAATAAAGCAAGATACAGCCTAAACTCTAAACAATTAGAACAACTAGATTATGCAAGAGATAATGGTATTGTAGAAAGTTGTAACAATTTACAAGTAGACCCAACAACAGTAAAGCACTTATGGAAAAAAACAAAACAAGAAAGTGTATTTGTTAAAAATCCATTATTTGTATCTCAAGCAGAAAAAACTTACCTAGATTTAAGAGATACAATATTAAGCGATTTAAAGAAGTTTGAACCTAAATTTAATATAATACAAAGAGATAAGATAAAAGACGCTCATTTGTTAGTTATAGACCCTGCAGACATACATATAGGAAAACTTTGCAGAGCGTTTGAAACAGGAGACGAATACAATAGCAAAATAGCAGTTAAAAGAGTTTTAGACGGAGTAGACGGAATACTTCAAAAGGTTAAAGGTTTTAATATAGATAAGATTTTGTTTATAGGTGGTAACGATATATTACACATTGACACGCCTAAGCGAACCACAACGAGTGGAACTCCACAAGATACAGACGGAATGTGGTATGATAATTTTTTAATCGCTAAACAACTTTATGTAGATGTATTACAAAGGCTTTTACCAATAGCAGATGTGCATTTTACTTTCAATCCAAGCAACCACGATTATACAAATGGTTTCTTTTTAGCTGATGTTATTCAAACGTATTTTAGAAATTGCAAAAATATTACTTTTGATTGTAGTATAACACATCGCAAATACTTTAAGTATCATAATAATTTAATAGGCACA